ATTATCAGTATCTTCATATAATCTTAATTGACCCGGCCCAGTTGCACCATTTGCAATAGCAACATAACCACCATCATTAATTTCTAAAAGATTTCTTCCATCATATTGTTTAAAAATAATATCTTTAGCATCAACTTGTGTCTGTAATACTACATCTGAAGAACTATTAGTTACTTTTAAAAGATTAGTTCCACCATCTGCAAATGTTAAATCTCCACCATCAGCATCTAAAATAATATCGCCCGGTATATCTAGTGTTAAATCACCAGAATCTACTGTTATTTTTTTATTTGCACCATCTAATTCTATATTTGCCATATTATACTACCACTAAGTTTCCATCAACTGTTACAGTTGCATTAATTGTTATAGGCCCTGCTACTACAGAATTTTTTACTACTTGATTTAAATCAATAGTAGAATCATTCTCTGGAAGAGTTTCTCCTCCCGGTGCATCACCAATATATATTGGGCCTCCTACACTTTCCGTCATATTATTTCTCCTTATGTACTAATTGCATCAACATAGCTAATCCATACGTGGCATCCATTTGATGTTCCACATAATCCATAAACTACATCTGTTGTATTTAAAACTATTTTAGCTCCACCTTGAATCAGTTCAACTGAACTTGCCGGTGGGATACTTAAATTTTTACAAAGATAATAGTTCGTTCCCGCACCTGCTAAATCGATGTAAACATCCATTGTTATTGCAGTTGTTAGAATATTAGCTAGTCTTAGCCCAACAATAGCATCATCTGAGTTTGATGTTAAAATAGCTGTTTCACTATTTGTAACTAATACCCCAGTTGATTCAAAATCTTGTGCCATACTATATCCTCCTGTTTATTAAACTATAACGCAATCGACATTGCCGTTGCGAAGCCTTTACTTGCAAAACTTGCATTTGATTCAATGTAAGTTGTCATAGCAGTTACTGCTACTTGTTTCATTGTGCCGCCATCATTAATTACCATTCTATCTGCATCTGCTAAAGTTACAGAAGAAGCATTTGTATCTCCATCTATAATATTAAGTTCAGTTGCTGTTGATGTAACACCATCTAAAATATTTAATTCTGCCGCAGTTGAACTTACTGCTGTGCTACCTAAAACAAGTTGACCATCAGGAACAACTATTCTAGCACCACCATTAAGTATTAAATCATCTACTGATGTATCCCAAGTTAAATTTGCTGATGCGGTATCCCCATAAAATATAACATCATAACCTTGGTCATCTGCACCAATAGTAACTGTATTATCAATCTGTACAGCACCATCAATATCTACTGCATCTAAATTAGATGTTCCATCAATATCTATATTACCAGATATATCTAAAGAAGCAAATGTACCAACACCTGCCGTTACATTACCTATCGTACCACTAAAAACTTCAGAACTATTAGTTGCTGCAGTTAAAAATGTAAATGCACTTGCACTATCATCATAACCAAAGAAACCTACTCTTGCTGCTGAACCATCATGATATCTAAATTCAACACCCCTATCTTTATTATCATCAGAACCCGGAGCACTATCTCCACCTAATGTTATTATAGGGTCATCAACTGTAGTTGTTGTACTATTTACAGTTGTTGTAGTTCCATTAACAGTAAAGTTTCCAGTTACAGTTAAATTATCATTAACAGTTACTTCAGAAGTTGAATGACCAATTGAAATTGGTACTCCAGAAGTTGCAGTACCTAGAGTTATACCATTAGATGTATTAGAGTTATCTATATTTAATGATGTTGTTGCATCTAATGAAATGGTTGTACCATCCACAGCAAGAGTTCCATCTATATCTGTATTATCTAAATTAGCTGTACCATCAACATCTATATCTCCTGCAAGGTCAATACCTGCTGCACCGGCTAATACTAAATCATCAGCAGATGTATCCCATAACATATAAGCACTTGCTGTATCTCCAAAAAACTTTACATCATATCCAGTATCATCTACACCAATAGTAACAGTATTATCTATTTGTACCGCACCATCAATATCAACAGCATCTAAGTTAGATGTACCATCAATATCCATATTTCCAGATATATCTAATTCTGTTGCAACAACTTTATTATTAAATGTTGCCGCCCCTGCTTCACTCATATCAAGAGTTAAAGCTGTTATATCAGAACTTGAATCAGTTCCTTTAAATATAATATCAGCATCACCTGCTTGAGCATCTATAGTAATATCACCAGAAGATGTTGCTATTGTTACTGCACCATCACCTGTTGCAATATTATCTGCTGCAATACTTGAACTTGTATAAGTATTAAGTGCTGTAACAGCAACTTGTTTCATTGTACCATTATCATTTAAGATAATTCTATCAGCATCTGCAATAGTTACTGTAGAAGCACTATTATCACCATCTAATATATTTATTTCTGTTGCAGTAGAAGTAACTCCATCCATGATATTTAATTCTGCTGCTGTAGCAGAAATTGCTGTACCATTAAAGTTTATTGCATCTGCATAAAGAGTACCATCAAAGTACCCATCTTTAAATTCATATGAACCAGAACCTAAATCTATGTCATTATCTGTTACTGGTAAAATAGAACCATTATTAAATGTAAATTGATTATCCCCACCTGCTGTAATAGTTATTACATCTGAACCACTAAAAGTAATTGATGTATTAGTATCACCATCACCTGCAATTGAATCTAATTGAATACTACCTACATTTGTAATATCTGCATCACTAAAGTCTAAACTTCCTGTAACATCAAAATCTCCACCTACAGATAAATTACCTGCAACTGTAGCATTAGCACCACTAAACGTTACTGCTGTAGTAGTACCAGATTTAATTATTAAATTTCCAGAAGTATTTGTTGCACTACCAAAAGTAGTACCGCCATCTTTAAAGAAAATATCTCCACCATCAGCATCAAGATTAATATCTGCTCCTGCGTCTACATTTAAATTATTAGCTGATATAGTTAAATCAGTACCATCACCTTCAATTTTTTCTCCATCATCACCAAATGTTAATCCAATATTAGCCGGTATATTAATATCTGCACCAGATGTTAAATATAAATCTGTGCCATCACCATAAATATATTCTCCACCTTCATCATTAAAATATAATCGTTTTGTACTATCTACAACAATATCATCAGCAAATTTAAAATGGTCTTCATCTTCCATCCAATATAAAACACCATCAGATGTTTCACCATCAAATGTTACTGTAATATCTGTACCTGCAGTACCTGCTCCAAATGTTAATGTATTTCCAAGTAATTTGGTAACTGGCCCACCTTCTGCTGCTGTTCCATCATGTGTATGGCCTGTACTAACAGCAAATGCTGCTAATAACTGGTCAAATTCATTGTTTAAATCAGATGCTTCAATTACCGCACCATCAACAATGTTACTAGAACTTTGTCTTGTATATGTTGAACCCATCTATCTTCTTCCTCCCGGTGTAAATTCTAATTCAAATCCTTTTAATGTAAAAGGGTTATTTGTACTTGTATCTGTAACTTTTAATGCTACAGCAAATCCAGACCCTTCTACTGCTTCTCTTGTAATTGGCAAATCGCCTAAACCATAAACGGCTGTACCAAAAGCTCCACTTCCAAATATTGCTCCAGTACCTGATGTTTCTAAACTAAATGCACTAGGTTGTGGTGTATCACTATCATCATAATTATAACGTACAAACATACTAGCACTAACTTCACCTTCTGGCTTCCAGTTTAAATTTATTCTTTGCATATTTTTTCTTATGCCGGGGTCACCCATTGTCATATCTGGAGACCTAAATGTAGCTTCTATAGTTCCTGTACTACCTGCCATTGTCCAAGAATTACCATCATCTTGCTTATAGATATAACCATCATATCCACCAGAGACAGTAGTTTCCGTGTTACTAATTAAATCAGAATCACAACAAGAAACTTTTAATCCTTTTATATCTGCATATTCAAATCCCATTTGTTGTGTATTTGGATTTGATTTAATTACAGCAATTAAACCTTTAGCAGTTGTTTCACCGCCAGTTGTTTTAGGATAAAATAAACGATATTGAGATTTATTACCTATAACTAAAGCTGTTACATTATCATAACCAATTTCATTTATTCTGTCCTGTACTTGTTTTGATACAGTACCTAATTCTACGTCACCAATTCTTGCAGTACCTGCAATTGTACGTAAACCATCTGCGGCTAAGAATATAAGGTCACCACCTAATTCTTGTATTGAATGGTGTGCTAAAGTACCTATACCTTTTGCTACCTCTGCTTTTGCAAAATTACTTGAACTAGTACCTGTTATTTTATAAATACTACTCTCACAAAATACAAATAACTCATCACGAAACACTTTTATTCCTGTGATAACATCACCCATAATAATTGTGCCGCCATCAGTATCAAAATCATCTTCTGTATATGGGCCTGAATATTGCAATGTTGATGTTGCATTAGACATTCCACCATACCACATATGATTTGCAAATGATTTTACAAATTTTGGATTAGTTGGTGCTGTTCCACCGCCTGTAGCATTTATTATATCTTCAGTATAACTTGTATTTAATGTAAATGCAGCCGCTTCTCCAGTAGCAATAATTATTTTATCATTTCCATCAAAGTTAAATTTATCAAAATCATAAGTATTACTTGTGCCTTTACTTGTAGCTCTAGAAGTCCAACTTCCAGAAGTAGTTCCTGTTAATACAGTTCCACCTCTTGCTACAACTAAAATATCATTAAATATTGCACATAATTGAACACGTTCAGTAGAAGCAGAAACTTGTGGTACTATTGTTGAATTAAATTTTGTTGTTCCATTTAGTTTTCTGTATCCACCTTCAATACTCGGTTCAAAATTTTGTAGTTGTAATGCTTCACCCGGATGCATTGTAAATACATCTTTATTTAAAACTAATCCTCCACCACAACTTGCTGTAAATGGTGATATTTGTGAAGTATCTGGCATTAATTAACCCTTGTATCTCTCATATATGTTTTAGTATTAATATATTCTGAACGTAAAGCTTGTAATTGATTATCATATTCTTTAACAGACATTGCTGCTGCTTGTGGGTCAGAACGTAATACATAAGCATAATATTTTGCTTTTGTTATAATTACATCTTTAAATCTATCATCTAAGTCCATAGTATCACCATGTGCTGATAAGTCAGTATGTACTTGCCAATATTCATATTGTATAGTATAATTACTTTTATCTGGTACTGGTGATAATCCAAATTTTTTATCCTGTGTATGATAAACATAATCTGGTGTACCTTGAGATGATGATGTATTTGATAAATCTGTTTCTAAATATCTATTTTGCCAATCATCATATGTTATATATTTTAATTTTTTAACACCTATATTTTCAGATATTCGTACATAATCAATATCTAAATTTGTTGATGTTACAGTATTGTTTAATGTTATATATGTTGTTTGTGCTGTAGCATCAAATGTTGTATCTAAAACTTTACCTTCACCAAAATTTGATACTTCTACAGTTGTATTTAAATTTGTTGTATCTTCAGCAGATGTTCCAACTTGAACTTTTAATGATGCTCCTACACTATGAGAATCAAAAACTCTTAATTGTAATCTATATGTTTTATTTTTTACAGTTGATATAGATTGATATATAGCATAATCATTTAATCTTGCTCTACCATTTCCTCCACTATTATAAGCAGCACTACCAGAACCTGCTATTGTAGTCCAACTTGAAATATCAGAAGTAAATTCACCATTAGTAACTAATTCTTTAGGAACTAATCTAAATGTATCCCAATCCATTTTTCTATATGCTTTATCTGTACTTTGTGGTGATGCAGACGATGGTAAACTATATGCTCTTTGTCCTGAATTTGTATCTTGGGTAGTTGATAAATATAAATCAGGAACTTCTGATAATGAATTATATACTTCATGCATAGCTTTAAGCACAAATTTTTTTACAGATGTTTGTATACCTCTGCTACTTGAAAAAGTAGAAGATGTTAATTCTGGTTCATTTAATTCATTTAAGACATTATTTACTAATGTTAAATATGTTGTTGCCATTATACCCCTGTTTTATTTAATCCTGCTATTGGAAAACTTTCAAATTCTATACAATATGCATCTATTGCTGTTACTGATTTATATTCTGTAGATTTACTATTATATGCTTCATAAAATTCATATCTTGCTACTTGACATTCTTCTTCATTTGGATACAAAAACCCATTATATTTAACCGAAGGTGCATTTGGCATAGATACTAATATTAGCATAAACCATATTTTAATCATTTTAAACTCTTAATGTGGGGTTATTATACCCCACTTTTTTTAATTTATTTTAATTTCTTTAGGTTGTTTTTCTTTTGGTAATTCTTGTACCAATAATACTTTTAACAATCCATTTTCTAATTTTGCATCAGTTACAATCATATATTCAGATAACTTAAAAGATTGTTTAAAATTTCTTTCTGCTATTCCTTTATGTAAATACTCATGTTCTATTTTACTTTCTGTATCAATTTGTCCTTCAATAAATACAGAATTTTCTTTTTGTGTTACACTTATTTCTTTTTTAGAAAATCCTGCAACTGCAAAACTTAGTTCGTATGTTTTATTATCAAACTTTACAATATTGTAAGGTGGATAATTGTTGGGTCTATAATCAGCTATATCGTTAAATAAGCTATCAAATCCCACTGTCATTGCCCTGAATGGGCTTAAGTCTAGTCTTGTCATTATTTGCCTCCTTATTAAGCAAGGTTATTAATGTATCTAATTTATATTCTATACTAGATACTCGTTTCTCTAAGTCAGTATTATCTGCACCCAAAGAAACAATCTTTTGTCCGGAAGCAACTTTTGATGCCTTCCGTAAATCATGTACTACCATAAATCCTCTTTTATAAAAGGGGGCAAAAAGCCCCCCTAAATTATATTAATTATTGTGCAGTATCGTGTTGAGTACTAGACTGTCTGTCTGTCTCATCCACACCTGCAACATCACAAAGTACTGCCCAAACACGGATTTTACCCGCAGTTGAAGCCGCACTTAATACAAGTACATCAAGTGTATCAGCAGTTGCTGCTATATGTCTTGCTGTAGCTGTTAATGTTGAATAACCCGTTGCGTTAGTATCTCCATCAGCATAAATATCAACATCTCCACCTGTAATACCTAAGTCCATAGTTACAGAACTTGATAATGCAGTTAGCACTTCAATTCCTGCTTCCATAACTAAAGTTTCAGCAGGTAAATCAAGAACACGTAGAACATCATTTTGTGCTGCTCCACTGTCTCCATTGATTGCTGAGACATCAATTGTATTTTCCACTAAATAAGGAGTTCTTATTCCGGGGTTATATCTGCCGGGACGATTAGTTCCACCCGGCCCAGTTACATCATATGTAGCCATAGTTCTATCCTCCCTTAATCAATTAATAAGTGTCTAGCCATTAATGCTTCCGAACGAAGCACTTTTCTTCCAAACACGTGTAATCCTCTAACTACATCAGCAAAAGAATCTGGGTCTCTGATAACTTCTGTTTTTGCAATTGCATTAGCAGTTGCAGTAGAACTCATGTGTCCCCATAATACTTTATAATAGTTAGATGTTGTTGAAGCTGCAAAGTTATTAGTCATATAACATTTGAAGCCTTGAATTTGACCTTCAACCACTCTACCGTTTCTAATAGGTGATTTTCCGTCTCCTGTTACAGATGCATCCATTAACTTCGCTGATGCTTGAGCAAGTTGCTCATAAAATTCAGGTGAAGCTAAAAACCATCTGTTTTCAGTTGGAACATCTGCTCCATGTAGTCTCTTAGCACAGTTAGCCATAACGTTAAGAGGGTCAGTTTCAGAAGTACCGAATCCGGTATCTGTTCCTGAACCATCTGAACCTACAGTTGTTCCTGCACCAGAAAGCATAGCAGCGATGATGTTCTCATCGTATGAGTCTTTAAGAGCATAAGCCCCTGAAGACGTAGCCAAAGATTCCCAGTTTACGTGAGCTTGTCTTTCTTCAATATCGTCAACTTTAAAAGCGAAAGCATTTGCTTGGTCTACAACTAATTGAAGTTGGTCATCTGCTAAATTTTGAATAGCAACATGGCCACCTCTAGTATAAGAATTTACACTTATGCTTGGCTCTTTAATAATATTAACTGTATCTCCGAAGTTTTCAATCTCTCCCGCATAGTCGGTGTTGGTTATATCTTCAACAACCGAAGCCGTACGGAAAAACTTTTGAACCTTTTGACTATAAATTACCGGTAACCAATTACCCGATGGTAAGTTAGTATAACCGGCTCCTTTAGCAATAGCCATAATTTCCTCCAGTTAAAATTTTATGCCTGTTCTATACGTCCCTCTTTCCTCGCTGCATCAATTTCCTTTTCATATTTAGCAAATTGTTGAGGTCTAAGTTTTGCAATTTCAGACACTGACCAAATTTTTTTACCACCTTCTGTTGCAATAGAACCTCTATTAGTTCTAGTTACAGCTTCAGCAGCATTAGGTTTGGTCGTTTGTTTTGTTTGTAGATTGTGGTCGGCTTTATACAAGTCAACTACTCTAGCGGCCCATTTTGCATCAGTATTATTTTTGTAAATACCATCTGAAATACTTTCTGGTTGTTCATTTAACCAAACTGTAAACTCATCACTTTCTTTTAAAGTATCAAAGTCTGAATGAAATGATTTTAATTCTTTGTAAGCAGTTTCTTTAACTAAATCTTTTTCTTTAGATTGTAATTCAGATAATCTGTTTTCAATATCCTTAACTCTATCATTTGCTTGTAAATGAGATACAGATTCAACAACTTCATAAACATCTGGATAATCTTGTTTAAACTGTTCTAACTCCTCTAATGATTTAGGTGGAGCATAATTAGCTCGTTTAAGACTTTCTTGATTTTTTATTAAATTATTTTCCTTCTCTTTCCATTCATTTACTTTTTTATCATAATGAGATTTTAAATCATCATATCGTTTTTTAAAATCATGTTCTTGAGAAGTTTTCTCTGTTTCAACAAAGCCAGTTGTTTTTTTAGGAGTAGCCTTTTCGGTGTCCTTTGTTTCAACTGTTTCAGTTTCTACTGGCTTATCTAAATCTTTTCGATAAGCATTTTTATATGGGGTAGGCTCTAAGTCTTGTTCTTGTTTAGCTTCATCTACCATTTTTCCTCCTTGAGTGCCTTATAAATAAGGGTAGCTCGGTTGTGTTTTTTGGGGCTATACATTATGTATAGGTCGCCTATTTCAGTTAAAATTTATTATCATGTAAATAAGGTGAAATAAATCTTCTGAAAAACTCTTTATTTCTTGTTTCAATTCCTTGTAATTTGTTACCATTTTCATCTGTTGCTGTTCTATGATATTCATTACTCATTGTAGGATAATCTTCATTTTTTATAGCATTCATAAATTTTGGAAAGTCTTTTAATTTATTTCCCATATTAAATGCCATTTCAGTAAGCATCATTCTTCTATTTTCATCTAAATTAGAAAATTTATCACCACTATGAGAATTATATATTGTTCTTGCTAAATGTTCAGCTTCTAATATATCTTTTCCTAACATATATTCTGAATCTTCTTTATTCCAATTAGGAACAGACCTTTCTCCCGGCATTCCATTATATGCTTTTAGTTCATCTGATGATAATCTATGACCATATCCTATAGCCGGTTTTCCTACGTCTTGATAAATAGATGAATTATGTTGTTCTACATCTTTTAAAAATTGAAATAATTTACCATATTCTGCAGGGAATTGAGCTTTATAAGACTGTCTACTATGCTGTCCTGTATTTCCTGTCATATCTGTTGAAATATCATCTGTATCAGAAAACATTTTTTTAGCTTGTAATACTTGTTTGCTTAAATGTGATAGGGGTTCATTTGAATTATAATCAAGATTCATAGGGCTAAAAAAATCTTTATATGTTTTATAAGATTTATTTTTACCTGTTAATCCGGGTGTTCCTTCTGGATAATCAAATATTAAACCATCTCTTATTAATTCAACTTTATAAGGAACATTAGTTGTATTCATCATTTTATTAGTTTCATTCATTAAATAATGAAATTCAGTTGATGCATTAGAATTTTTTATAAATTTATTATTTAATAATATTCTTGGATTTACTGATTTTGTACTACTTTCTATTGCTTCTTTAACTTTTATTGCTGTTTCTCTTTGTATAGTGGGATTAGATGGAGTTAATTTAACTAATTTATTTAAAAATTTTTTCCATAATTGCTCAGAATATAATCCATTTTTTTGTACGGATGGATAATCTTTAGCATTTTTTTTATCAAATAAAAGTCCACCACCTTCAGTTGGGGCTGATATAGTCATTACAGCTTGATTTAAATCTGCCATTTGGTTATCTAAACCCGGTTGTCTATCGGATATCGCTGGAGGAAATCTTCTTTTATATTCCCTACTAAAAAATTTCATTTTTTCTTCATCATTAAGTGAGAAAAAATCGAATAATTCTGGGTTATCTAAACCCGGCTGTCTATCGGATACAACATCCCCCTCTTGATGTTTAGACGGAGCATTTAATTTTTTTAATGTTGTATAGCCACCTTCAATATATTTAACTAATTGATTTGGTATTTGCATTTCACCATTATGTACAAGTATATCTACTTTATCACCATGTTTATAACCTTTAGTTTTAACACCTGCATCTTTTGCTCTTAACATAGCACGTTCAACTAAACTTCTTACTCTTGGGCCATTTTGTTGCATTGCAGGATAACCCATTATAAAATCACCTTCTTGAGCTTGTAAATCTACATCATCTGCTCTCATTGCAGCAGGAGCCGCACTAGGGTCATTAATCATTTGTGGTTTTCTCATAAATCCTGTCATTATTTTTTCTCCATAAATCCTACAATTCCACCTTCTTTTGCTGTAAATAATCTTTCAAAACCACCACTAAAATCCATCCACGCAGGATTATTTGTTGCTGCTGTTGATGTTCCCTGTGACTCTCCCGGTTTTTGACTAGGTTCTCCCGGCCCTGATTGCCATCTATCATCTACTCCATCACCATCTGAATCTATAAAATCTGTTGAATAAGCTTCTGTTTCATCTGTACCAATCCACTGTCCATATTTTGTTTCTGGTGAAACAGCATCTTCAGATGTATATTTTTGAGGGTTATACATTGAATGTCTTTCTGACGGATTATCTTTATTAATATCTGTTTCATCATAGTGATATTGTGATAAATTATATTTATTTGCTAATGATGTTTTATCATTTATAATAATACCACCACTTGATGCAAACATACTTTCAATTCCATTTTCACCAATTCCTTCTTGTTCAAACCATGGTGTAAATGGTGCAACTAAAGTTTCAAGCAGTTTTTGGTCTAATGGTTCTCTAGTTCCTTCTGCCGTTGCTTTACTATTAATAGCTTGTGTAGCTAACATTCCCGGTACACCACCAAATCCTGCTAGTGCTCCCAGAAATACTTTTGCTAATCCTGATTTACCATGATGTGGATTAAAAAATTTAACTCTATCAATTAAATTACGTTGTTGTTGAAATAAATCTTTATTACTAGGGTCTATTTTTGCTCCTAACATATTTAAATTTGTGGTATAACTTTCTCTATCCATTAATTCTCCAGTATTCATTTCCCAATTACCACGTAATCCACCACTAAATGTATTATAATGTTTTGTTTTTCCTCTTTCATCAAAAAATGTTGATGTATCATTTAAATCAATTCCCATAACTGCCCATGTATCAGGATTAATAGATTTCCATTTATCCCCTCTTTTATTTGGAATAGCTAAAGCAAGTCCATCTTCATTAGTATATTTACCTAAAACACTTTTTCTTCCATCCTCGTGATAATCACCTTGTATAAAGTTTAAAACTTCATGCCATGTCCATTCTGGATTTAACTCTTGTATTTTTTTAGCTATGGAATGAGTAGAAGCTATATTATGATTTGCATGATTAATATTAGATTTTCCAAAAAGTGATGCTCCTAAACCATTGAGACCTTTATCTTTGTCACTATACCACCAATCTATTAAATCATCTTGTTCATCAGCCATATCTCCATATGTTTTATCGTCATCAAAAGGTAAACTATCAATATCTATAAAGCCTTCATTATCATTATCAAAATGATATATATTTTTATTATTAGCTTTTGCAATTCCCGGTGGTCTATCACTTGCTAAATTTTTATTAACAGCATAATTACCTCTATCAAAAAAACCAGTATCATTAAATGCAGTATTAGGAGTTTTTATATTATTATTAGTAAAATTCGTACCTCTATCATAAAAACTAAATGTATTATCAGATTTTGTATTTTTATGTTCAGTATTTTTTGAATAATTTTGTGATGTTGGTGGAGGTGGGGCTACATTACCCCAATTAGAATTTTCAACAGATTTATTTTTTGAATTTGCAGATGTTTCAGCTTGTATATTTGGAAATGTTTTCTTATTTCTCATTTCCATCATTTCATGTGGCCTATTACTAGGTTTTACTGCTGCCTTTACCGCTTCCTGTGTATCATACCAATCTACCATTTATTCTTTATCTCCTATATCCGATGCGTGTTTACACGATTCCTTCAGGTTCTTGAGGTGAACCAGTGAAGCCAGTTTCCCCTGATTGTGGAACATTTCCGACTCCGATTTGGCCGTTCCCAAGACCTGATACGTTTGGTTGATTTGCTCCTGAAGGTGCTCCTCCAGTGCCTTCCATGCCTGTTGGTTGTTCACCAGTGGGCTGAGTTTCTGGGCCTGTGCCTTGAACATTTGCTAATCCTCTTAACATATCTGCAAAGATAGCTGCTTCACTCATATCATTTACTAAACTTTCTGGGTCAATATCTTGTGCTATTGCCAATTCCCTCATTAAATTAGGGAGTTTTATAAATGGAGCTAACATTGGGTTTGCTACTGTTTGCAATAAAGTAGTTAATCTTTGCGTTCTAACTTCTTTCTGCATTACTGCGGATGTACCTTTAGGTTTAATTTCTAAATCACCTATAACGTCTGGTGTTTTTCCAAATTGCATATTCCATTGAAACATTGCTTCACCTAATGGTTTTAACAGATAATCATCTACATTTTTGATTACAGTTTTTATGGATAATCCTGCTGAAGACATAATCATTGATAAACCTGCTGCTGTTCTTCCTGTGCCTGTCACACCTGTTTGTCCATGAACTACAGAAGGTATTCCTGTTTCTTCATCAGCTAATTGTCTTGCTTTATCATACATCTGAACATTTTCTTGTGCTGTACTTGGAAATTTAATTCCATTTACTGCCGTTCCAGTAACTCCAGATTGTCTTCTAAATATTTTACCCGGAAATATATCCATACTTTGTCCGGGAACTAATTGAGTTTCATCAATATCAAATACTAAATTACCTGCTAATGCTAAATTATCTATAGCCATTCTAATATGACCATTCATTAATAATTGGGCATCATCCATATTTTCAGCAACTCCAATGCCAAAAAATTGATATGGATTTAACTCATAAGGAAATGCTTGATATGGTATTCGTTCTGGTGTAAATGGATTCAGTACAGCACGTAAAACTTTATTGCCACAAATCCATACATTAACTTGTACTGATTTTAAATCAGTCATTCCTTGTGGAATTGTCATTCCAATTTCTTCACATAATGAGGCATCACAATTACCCCAATATTCATAAACCTCGTATCTATTATCTACATATGTCGGGTCATTAACACCATGAATAGTTTGTTCATAATATTTTTCTTCATAATTTGGCCCAATATCTAATGTTTCTAAAATAGCATTTTTATCGAAATAAGGTCTATTAATTAAATCTTTTAATTGTTCTCTATTTAATCTATGTCTTTGTATAACATATTCACAATCATCTATATTTGTAGCAGAAGGGTCTGGAAAAAAATCCCAACATGATACCGCTTCAATTTTAGGTACTTCTTTATCATAGGGACTATATTCTTTTTCGTCCCCAGTTCCCATCCATTGATGTACTTTTTTGTTATAACTAAATGGCCCTTTAATAATTCCTGTACCTAATAAAGCACATTCAAATATAGAATGTCTTAACACATTAACAGCAGAAGTATCAAGTAACTGGTCATGTATCATTTTTTCCATTTTACGAGCAGTTTCTTGAGCAGGTTTAATTTGGGGTTCCCCCATTTTAGCTGCACCTTCTCTAAGATTAGTTCCAGAAAATTTAGAAGATAAACCACCTAAAAAATCTTTTGGTGCAGTTGCTTCCATTGCACCCGGTTCTAATACTCGTCCATCACCATTAAACCCATAGGGGTCAGTCATTGGTGGAGACTGAGGTGTTTGTAAATGTGCAAATTCAGCTATGCCTTCTGGTACGGGAGTAGCTTCTACAGATAATGGAAATTTGCTATTAGCAAATAATATATCTGCAATTTGTCCATAAGCAGATAGAACTTTTACTTTTGTTATTTTTACAAATACTTTAGATTTTTCAGAAGAACGAAATTGAGTTGTACTATCAAAAATACCACGATAATTTTTATATGCTTTTAGCCATCGTGTTTCATCTTCATTCTTTCCATCTTCAGCAGATGTAAATTTTTTTTTAACGTGAGCAACTAAGCCGGGAACATTCTCGGCATTATCTATCTCTTTGGCCTCATCTGTTTTGTCGATAGCCATTAATATCCTTTATTAAAATTTTTTGTCTAAACTATAATCGTCAGCACCCATGGCTTTTAAACCTTGTCCTTTATTTTTTTTACCCGGTTTATCGGCTGAACTACTAAGTTCTCCATGCTTAATTTTTTTTGAAGCAAATGACTCTAATGATGCATTAGCTTTTTTTGCATAAGTATCACCTAGTTCTCCTTGCGAGTATTTTTTCATAATTGGTTGTGGCATTATTTCCTCCTAATAATCTTTTTCACTTGCTTTCTTCCAGAAAGAAGATTGCACATGATTGTTTGGTTTGGTTGGATAATCTTTAGTAGCAATACTAGGGTCAGCTTCTCCGCCATGCATTGATAGATTAAGATTTTTCATTTTATCCTTTTTTTTAGGATAGGGCATACCAAGGTCACCCTGTTTATATTTGGTCATTATTGGTTGTGGCATTTAGCCCTCCTTTATTTTGTTTTTTAAATAATCTAGTAATTCTGGATTATCTACAAATACTGTTGTTAAACCATTAGTTAAACTATTAACTAAAGTTTCTTCTTCTTTCTCACCTAGTTCAACATTCCATTGATAAACTATTGCGTGTAATATTTCATGCAAAATTGTATTAGCATGAGAAACTCCCTTTTCTTCATCAGTATAACCTATTATACCTTCTTTAGCAAAAAACTGTCCATGTGCTTCATTTGCACTAGCAACAGTTTGTTTCCACTTTTCTAATTTATAATCTCTATATCCAATCTTTATAGATTGTGGTATTTTATTCATATATTATGTAAATATACTGGCTAATTGATTTTTTAAATTATCTCTCGATTGTAATTGTTTGTTTTTACCTTTAGTTAAGGCATCTTGTTTTGAATACCCCATTTCATGTAATTTATCATAATTAGCTCTTACATCTTTATCAGAACTAATAAAACTTCTTAATCCTGTTTCTTGACTTTGTATTTTTTTTGCTAATTGATAAGGTTCATATTCTTCTGACTTTTTAAATTCTCTTGGATTTAAATATTGGTCTGCACCTAGTTGAGCAACTGTTGTTGCTGCTCCAATTGGGCCACCTATAATTGTTTTTGCAACTCCTGTACCCACTGCTGCTCCAACACCTAATAAACCTAATTTCTTTAAAACTTGTTTACCACCTTCTCTTTTAATAGCTTTTCCTGTACCTGCTCGTGTTCCTGATTTTGCTGCTTGTGATTCTATCTCTCTTAATCTTCCTTCTTGTCCAGTAATTTGAGCTTGTTGCCTTGCAATTTTTTCTGCTGCTGTTTCTCTTACTTCTTTAGATGCTTGAGTACTTGTTCTTGTTTTTGATTCATCTATAAATTCCTGTTCTGCAGGTAATGCTGTAGGTCTTGCTGTACTAGGGGCTTCCGGGTCAACTAAAGCTGTTTCTAATCTTCCAATTTTTTCTTCACTTAAACCCATTTGTAAACCAAATTCTCTTGGGGATTCAAATCCGGCATTTCTTAAAAATGCATTTTGTAATCTAGTTGCATTTAATCGCATTTCTTCATTAACACCCGGCAATATTCTTTCACCAGATGTATAAAACATTTGTATGTCACTCCCTTTTAAAGTATGACCTACCATTTCTTTTACACCAAGAGCACCTAATCCAATATTCTTACCACCTGTCTGTACAATATCTCTGAATAGTTTAACTTGAAAACCTTTTAATTTACCTTTTTTTAGTGCTTTATTTAATTCTTTATCAACACTATCTAATTCAGTAATGACAGTCTTTTTAATATTTGCCTTTAATGTAGCTTGTGTTTTTTTAAATATTTTTCCTTTTTCATCAGCATTTTCTTTTAATTCTGTAATAGCCTCTAATGCTAAAGGTGATAATGTAAATGTTTTACCTCCAGTAGGAATCATTCCGGGGCCACCTTTTTTTCCACCTACATTTGTTATTTCAAAATTATCTAAATCAATTTGGGATGCTGTTACTTTGTATAATTCTTCAGGTCTTAATCCTGTAAAAGCCATAACTGTTGCAAATAATCTAGATTCATTATCAACAATTTTAGGTATTGCTTTATAAACATGGGGGACAGCATTCCTTAACCCAAAAGAAGCTTTTGGTTGTGCAGTTACAAAAAATTTACCTTCTGGTGTTAATTGGCTTTTTGGTAATCCTTTTGTTAGTGCAGTAGGTTCATTTTTTTTTATTGAAGTAAAAATTACACCAGAACCGGGTTTAGTTGCATTAGCAGCAGACCCTAATACACTTCGTAATGAACTTCTCATATCCTGAGTCATATTTAATATTTCTGGATTATGAAAAAATTTTACAGCAGAAGATGTATCTTTTCCAATATCATCAATTAACATATTTCCCAATTGACTATTTTGGAATTTAGTAATAAATCCCTGTGTTGCAGAAAGATTTTTACCTCGTCTTTTTAAATCAGCAAGATACTCCTCTAATGCTTCTACAACAGTCAAACTACCTTGAACTACATCACCACTTTGAAAACTCATTTTAAAACCAATATGAGCTTTTTTTTCTTCTGGTTTAATCATAAAACCTAATTCTTTATTTTCACCTAAATTAATTGAACCGCCTAATTCTTTATTTATAATAGCATTAACTGTTCCAAATAATGTTTTATTATCCGCTACAAGACGTTCAGCTTCTTGATATACCTCAGTTTCTTCAGCTAGACCACTAGCCGCATCAATTGCTAAATCTTGTAAAGTTTCTAAAGCTCTTTTTGTATCTTCAGCCATATTAATATCCAAAAATCCTATCTACTGGTTCATATGTTTCTGCTTTTAATTTATTTAATCTGTAATTGGCTCTTTGCCGTTCACCTGTCTGTCTTGTCATAACCATATAACGTAAAGCATCGTAAGCATGGTCATCTGTTTTTGTATCAACATCCTCTGCATTATTTTTTGCATAAGGTATTGTTGGTAATGTTCTAATCAAGTTTATACAATTAGAAAATATTTTTAATTGTGGTTCACCTGTTTTTTCTCGTATAGACAATCGTCTATGTAATTCTACTTTACCACTTATTCTATCTCTGTTTGATGGTACAAAACGTATACCGGCTCTAATAATGCTATCAGCAATACTAGGGCCAATACCTGATTTACTCCAACAACTAGCATCTAGTACAGAAGTGTGCATTGGAGGGTCATAAACCTCTAAGTCATTTATTCTGTTTGCAAGTTGTTCACCCGTAAGTCCACTCTGATATAGTTCTCTGTATATAATTATATTTCCATCCCAATCAACTGCACCCCAAAGGACACAACTTGGTGAGGAATATCCATAATCAGCAGAACGTATTCTTATCCAATTGTTGGGTAATTCATAAGGTTCAATAACGTGTATAACTTTACTGAACTCTGGAAATGCTGCCCCTTCTGCAACATCCCAGTCACCATCTAATAATCTCTTTCTTTCTACTTCAGGTAATGATGAAAGCATTGCTTCATATTCACCAGATTCAGCAAGATATGGATTATCTGTTAATCGTGCAGGTATAAACTTTCTTTGAAATAAAGGTTCACCTGCTTTTTCGTGATATCTACCAAATTTTAAAACGTCACCTGTATCTATGTCTGTAGCATAAAAAGGTTCACCCGGTAATACTGGGTCTACAAACATTTTCTTTATCCACCATCCTCCTACACCACCGGGGTTAGAAGAAGCTCTCATATATGTGTCAATACTTTTATCTGTACTACGTAAACGTGAACGTAAGTAGTTCCAAACATAAGGAGTAGGATAATGTCCTAGCTCATCAATACCAATCCAAGTAAATGCTTGTCCTTGATACCTTGTTACATCGCTGTCTTTGTCCACATATGAGAATAATGCTGTTGCACCAGATGGAAAATGCCATGTACTTTTTGATTCTTTAAAAATAGCACCCGGAAATGCTTTCGCATAGAGTTTTCGGCTACTATCTATTAATTCTGTTAGTTCAGCTAATGTTCTTCTTAGTAATAATGCCCTATGATTTGGATTATGACAGTATCTAAGTAAGTCAACTAGTAGTGCAAATGATTTTCCACCACCTGCAGCACCTCCATAAAGTACTTCTTTCTCTGGAGAAGCTAAAAATTTAGTTTGTGGGCCTTCATTAGGCATAAAAACTACTTCAGCTTGGTCTTCTACTGACTTTTTAACTGATTTTGGTACTTTATCCAGTATATCATCTGTTATAGCACCACCTTTTTTGTTGATTGCATCAACTCTTTTAAGGTTTTCTTTTAATTCTTTTGTTCTTTGACGTTCATTAGCTAATTTCTTTGCTAATTTGTCTGCTTTCTTTTGCTTTTCTCTTAATTTACGTCTGGCTTCTATTCTTGCCTTCTGTGCAATGCTGAAATGATATGTTCTTGTCATTCATTTATTGTTTTTATTTTATCTTTAGCCGGTAACATTACAACACCATGTAACACTTGACCACTAACATTAACTTCCTGACGTTTACTAATACCTGTTCTATCTAATATTTCAGAAGCAGCTTTCATTCTAACATCCATTTGTCCAGAAGGTATAGTTCCATCAGCATCTAATCCTTCTGTTAATCTATTTATTGCTTTTACAGAAGAACCTGCTAATTGTGTTTTGGCTCTATCTATAATTTCGTCTTTTACAGACTTCATTAACCACCCTCTAGAATCTGGGCTGTATCCTGCCTCTTCAATAGCGGACATTACTTGTCCTCCGTTGCTAAAGAGAACGTCTAGAAATTTTTCCTGTTTTTGGGTTAATTCTTTTTTTCGGTTTGGGAGTATCTGATTCATTTTTTATTGCTTTTAAATAGGGTAATACTTTATTTTCTGTTTTAGGTTTAGTAAATATTTTCCAAAATGCTTCTGATAATCCATAAGGGTCATCATGAGGAAAACCTATACAATTTAATTTACTCATCTTTATGCTCACAACATTTACATTCACATTGTCCACCACAGCAGGAGCCGCCATTAGAACAATGACATTCATGTTCACAAATTTTACAAATTGGCACTATACTTTGCCACCTTTTTTAGCTACAATTCTTTTATTAATCATTCTTTTAGGAACTGGTATATATTTACCACCCTTCCCTTTTATATAAAATTGTTTTGCAAACATTTCTTGTCCCTTAGGTTTTGTAATATGAGGTTTTTTATCGGATAAATGTGGTGATTTAACATCATCTCCACTTTTATATCCTTTTTTTGATTTTTTATGAGGCATTCCACCACCATACATTTTTGGTTTTTTCATTTTCATTAGTTACTCCTATATTTTATAATTTGGTTTTCGTACAGCACCACCATATTTGGCTGTAGCTTTATTTTTATTAGCAAAACTACGTGCTGCTCCTTCAGAACCAAATCCCCACTTTTTTAATGCTAATGCTTTTCTAGTTGGTTCTCCACTAGGTTTTTTCATTGGCCCTTTCATTCCTGCAAATCTTGCAGCAAAAGAAACTCTTCTTGGATTAGTACCTTGAGAAACAGGAGCCTTTACACCAAAGTGTTTTCTACCTGCATCATTTAATCCACCACTTGGATTTTGATACTTTTTTAATGCCATTATTTTTTTGTTTTACCACCACGCATTTTTTTAGGAAATCCTGCTTTCATGTTAGCATATGCTTTAGGTGTAATTGTTGATTTTGATTTGGAACGAGATGTTCCTGCTTTTTTTCTTTTATTTATGTTTGCGTATAATCCGGGTTTAGACATTATATTTTATATTTGGCAGGTCTTACACCGCCACCTTTGCTATATTTTGATTTAATTTTACCACCCTTTTTTTTACTCATAGGAACAGGCCCCGGCCCCACAGGGAAACGGCCCGGAGAATTGTCTCTCTGCCATCCATGTTCTTTAAGATGTTCAATCATTTTTCTCATCGCAGCATTTCTAAGATTTTTATCAGAAGCTCTTTTTGGCATTCGTTCTGCCGCACCTCTATCACCTTGTGCTAATTTTTGTTCTGATTTTAGCTCATCAAGTAATTTTTGTAAATCAAATTCTTCTTGTGGTGATTTAGCTTTCTTTAATTTTTTTGCAATTTCAAGAATTTTTTTACGTAGTTTTGCTGCCCCAATTCCTATTACAGGATTACCGGGCACTATAGTTGCTCCTTTTAGTACATCTTTTCCTTGTTCAACTAACTTATCTTTAAAACTCCCCATAATGTCTCCTATATTTTATATTTAGCAGCCCTTACACCACCGCCTTTACTGTATTTAGATATAGAGCCACCTCTTTTATTAGTTCCTCTTTTTTTACGTTCTGCTCCCACCTTTGTATTACTACTTCGAACATATATAACTTTACCATCTTTTTCAAAACCTATTAGAGGAGGGTCAGACATTTTCGCAATTCCTGTTGCTGTCCATCCTTGTTCTCTAGCTTCTGCAGGTGTTGTAGGTGTTCTTTCTGATTGTTGTGCCGCTTCAGACTTTCCATAGTCAGATTCTAATTTATCTCCTTGTTGTTCTATAAATCTACGAACTGCATCTCCAGTATCATATTTTTTTTTCATTTTACCTCCATACTTGGCTGTTTTCTTTTGAACTTCTTTTGTCATACCTTTTTTGTGTGCTGTTTCCAATAAATCCGATTCAGCCCTAGCACCATATTTTAATCTAAAGGTTACTGGGTCTTTTTTGTATTCATCTAATAATTTCTTTGTTTCTTCATTTGTCATAGTGTTAAATGGGAACCGCCTAAGAATAAGGAAAGGTCTTACGAACTGCCACTAGTTCCCAATATCCCCTTTTATTGAGCTAGTTTATTACTAGTCTCACTTATATATATTATATCCAGAATCAGGATGTTGTCAAGTAAAAAATAAAAAAAAAATAAAAAAAATACGATTTTTCTTGACAGATTGCTGTATAGGGATATAATAGTAATTAGGCCCCCTAGGCCGGGTCTATTATATACAGATAGTAATACTAGTTTATAGCTAATGGTATATAACTAACAGCAGACTATACTAGTCTATATAAGGTTATAATTAGAAAATCATTAGCAGCTAGGTATATATATCTCCCTATGGTACCTAGTGTCCCTTACCCTCCCCCTTAAAAAATGGCAGAAAACCATGATGATTTCTTGCCAAGCATTTCGTTTGACCAACCAAGTTAGAACTAGGTATAGCTAGTCTATTACTAGACTTACTTTGACGCACGAGCCAACTATAACTTGGGGTAACAAATTTTTTAATTAGTTTATTATTAGTTATACTCTAGGATATTGAGGCCGTTCCTTTATTATTTAGACTAGACTAGCAATACTCAGGTTTATATTAGTATAATCTAGGGCAATAATGAGCAGTAATACCCACTAGACATAAACTAGGAATACTCAAGGAATACAAGGGCTTATAATACAATCTAGAGCAATACAAGATATAACTAGACATACTCCACATACAGCAGAAAACAGCAGACAAAACAGCATAAAAAAAGCCCCCTAGAGTATAGAGGGCTGTCGGAGTTTAAGAAGGAATTTTTTAATTTA